GAACCCGATGGCCCCCGCCTGACGGTGACTGCCGCCCGGCCCTGTACCGCATGGGTCGAGGGGGCCTTTGAGCTGGCCAAGGCGGGCTTTGCCCTGCTGGCTGAGCGCTACCCGGACAATGTACGCTTTGCCGACCGGAGTGCCCGGGGCAAGCAGGAGATGATGGACCTGCAGCTGTTTGCTGACGGCGGCGAAGCGGCTGCCCCTGCCCTGAGCGCGGCCCAGGAGCAGCAGGCTGTGGCATCGGGTACCCTGAAGCCAGGTGAGAAAGCGGACGCAAAGCAGGAGACGACCGCCCCGGAGGGGGAAAAGGAGGTGAAAGAGACCGAACCGGTCAAGGCGGAAGAAGGGCAGGAACAGGAACCGCCCCGCCCTGCGCTGCCAAAACGTTTCCCGGGAAGCCAGGCTGTGGATGCCCTGCACCGGCGCTGGGCTGCCGAGGAGGCCATGATGCGCCGGGCAGTGCCGGAATTTTCCCTGCAAAAGGAGCTGGCAGACCCCGAGATGCGCCGCCTGATGCAGCTGCCCGGGATGCGGATGCTGGATGCCTACCGGCTGGCCCACTACGGGGATGCCATGCGCCAGACTGCCCGCACCGTGGAGCAGGGCGTGGTGGAGCGCATCCGCCAGCGCGGGGCACGCCCTGCTGAAAACGGCACCCACCCCGGCAGTGCCGCCGTGACCGGTGCGGATGTGAACCGGATGACCCGCAGCCAGCGGGAAGCACTGGAGCGTCAGGCGCTCCATGGCGCAAAGATCAGTTTTTGAGGGAAAACCCTCTCACCGCTTCGGTCTGGCTTTGCCAGCGCCTTGCGGAGCTCCCCCGAAGGGGGAGCTTGAAATCAATGAAAGAAAGGATAATGACTATGAACAACTTCAACATTCAGCTGTTTGCCGAAACTCCCCTGAACTCCACCACCACCATGACCCCGGAGATGAAGACCTTCTACGAGAAGCGCCTCATCGATCAGGCAGAGCCCCGGCTGGTGCATGACCAGTTTGCGGATTACTATCCTGTGCCCCAGAACGGCGGCAAGACCATCGAGTTTCGCAAGTACGACAGCCTGCCCAAGGCTTCCACTCCGCTGACCGAGGGCGTGACCCCGGACGGTCAGGCCCTGAACGTGACCACCATCACCAGCGACCTGCACCAGTATGGCGGCTGGACCCCGCTGACTGACGTGCTGCAGATGACCGCCATCGACAACAACGTGGTGCAGGCCACCCGTGTGCTGGCAAGCCAGGCGGGCCGCACCATGGACAGCATCACCCGTGATGTGCTGGCGGGCGGCACCAATGTGCTGTATGCCCCCAAGCAGAATGCAGACGGCACCGAAACGGAGGTGAAGAGCCGCAAGGAGCTGGACAAGACCTGCACCCTGACCCCGAAGCTGTTCTTCCGGGCGGCGGCGCAGCTGGGTGCCATGAATGCGGACCCCATCGGCGACAGCTACATTGCCATCATCCACCCCTATGCCGCCTATGACCTGAAGACCTGCAGGGAATTCATTGAGGCGCACAAGTATGCCGACCCTGAGACCATGTACCGCGGCGAGATCGGCAAGCTGGGCAACATCCGCTTTGTGGAGACCAGCGAGGCCAAGATCTGGAAGGACACCACCTGCCCCAGTGGTCTGGCCGTGTTCGGCACGCTGGTGTTGGGTGCCCATGCCTACGGTGTGACCGAGCTGGAGGGCGGCGGCCTGGAACACATCGTCAAGCAGCTGGGCTATGGCGACGACCCGCTGAACCAGCGCGCTTCCGTGGGCTGGAAGGGGATGCGCGCCGCCGAGCGTCTGGTGGAGCAGTACATGGTGCGTATTGAGAGTGTATCCAGTTATTCGGAGAATGCGAGTGCCAACTGAACCTCTCAGGCGCTTCGCGCCAGCTCCCCTAGTAGGGGAGCCCTTGGCAAACCGGGCAAACCCTGCTGGATGAACGAAACCAGGCGAAGCGTAAAAGGCAGTGCCCCTGCGACAGAGGGCAGAAAGGATGAAAAATGGACAAGAAAAACGTAAGAATCCGGCTGTTCAAGGACAACAGCCGGTACAAGGGCGACCTGTTTGTGAGCGTGAACGGCGTGAGCTATAAGATCCGCCGGGGCGTGGAGGTGGAAGTGCCGCCTGAGGTGGCAGAGGTGCTGGAACACAGCCAGGTGCAGGATGAGCGCACCGCTGCCCGCATTGCCGCCGCCGAGAGGATCGAGGGGTGAGCGCATGACAGTGGGAGAGGCTCTGGAACGGGCCGAGGAACTGCGGCCGGGCTGTAAGGTAGACAGCCGCACCCGGCAGCGCTGGCTCTGTGAGGAAGACGGGATGCTGCGGGCCCTGCTGTTCTCCGGCTGCGGGCTGCGGGCCGGGGCGGGGGCAGACCTTGCCTGGCCTGCGGAAGGAGGTCTGGACGATGCCGTGGAGCTGCTGGTGCCCGTGCCTTTTGATGCGCTCTACCCGCATTACCTCTGCGCAAAGCTGGATGCTGCCCTGGGCGAGACGGAACGTTACGCCGGGGAGCAGGCCCGGTATAACAGCATTCTGGCCGAGCTGAGCGCCTGGCTGCGGCGGCGGGCAAAGCCGAAGCGCGGTGCACAGTGGCGGTGGTGAAAGGGAGGAATGCAGATGTTTCTGACAGATCGGACCGGTGTGAAGAATACCCGGGATCTGCTGCGGGCCTTTGGCGGCCTGAACGAGACCTACGGCTGCACCGAGGCTGAGTACAGCGGGGGAATGAATTTTTCGGCCCGGGATTTCCCGGCCCTGAGCACCCGGCTGCCCCGCCGCAGGCTGCAGGAGCTGGCCGGGCTGAACGGGATGTATCACCTGAACGGTCTGCTGACCGTCTGCGGGCAGGACCTGGTTTATACCCCGGACGAGGCCCCGGCCCAGCCCGTCACCGTGAAAAATGCCGTGGCAGACAGCCGCAAGACGATGGTAGGCATTGGAACAAAGATCCTGATCTTCCCGGACAAGGTGGCGTTCGATACGGCCGACGGCAGTGTGGCCCCGCTGGGTGCTGCCTGGGAGGCGGGAAGCCTGAGCGTGAGCTTTGCGCCCTGTGATGCTTCGGGGAATACCTACGAGGTGAAGGACAAGGGCACGAAGGAGCCGGAACACCCGCAGGACGGCCAGCTGTTTCTGAAGCTGAACGAGCCGGACAAGCCCTATTCCGCGGAGAATACGCTGGAGGTGTACAGCGAGGCTTCGGGCAACTGGACGGTGATCCCGCTGGACTACTGCCTTGTGACCGCTGAGGGCATCGGGGCGGAGTTCCGGGTGTGGGATACCGTGACCCTGACCGGTACGGGGGCTGAACAGGCAGGCCAGTGGGCCGGGCTGGACGGCGACCGCATCGTGTACGGTGTGACTGAGACCACCCTGCGCCTGCGGGCTGATCCGGGCGGCGAACACTTTTACGGCAGGCTTGTCCACAATGGCAGCAGTGCTGTCTGGGTGAGCATGGACGGCACACAGCGGGAAGAGTATTTCCCGGCGGAGGACGTGAAGGTGGAGCGCCGGGTGCCCGACCTTGAGTACCTGACCGAATGCGACAACCGGGTGTGGGGTTGTTCCAGCAGCGAGAATGTCATCTATGCCTGCAAGCTGGGCGACCCCACCAACTGGTTCTCCTACCGGGGCATCGCGGCAGACAGCTATGCCGTGACCGTGGGCAGCGACGGCCCCTTTACCGGCGCGGCCACCTGCATGGGCTATGCGCTGTTCTTCAAGGAAAACACCCTGCACAAGCTCTACGGCTCCAAGCCCTCGGATTTCCAGCTCAGCTCCCTGCGCTGCCGGGGCGTGGCCAGAAACGCGGCCCGCAGTCTCTGCGTGCTGAACGAGACGCTGTACTATCTCTCGCCCGACGGCGTGATGGCGTGGGACGGCAGCATCCCGGCCAAGGTGTCGGCGGCGCTGGATGCCGGGCGGCTTGCCAATGTGAAGCAGGCCGTGGGCGGCGCGCTGGATGGCCGGTATTATCTGCATGTCAGCCGGGAAAACGAGGTGCGGCTGCTGGTCTATGATACCGAGCGGGGCCTCTGGCACGAGGAGGATGTCTGCTCCTTCGAGATGGCCAGCACCGGCGGGCAGCTCTATCTCTGGGATGGCCGGGCGCTCTGGGCCGCTGATCCCAGCCGGGAAGCGGCAGGTCAGAGGAGCGAGGGAACGGAACAGGGCGTGGAGTTTGCCCTGACCACCGGAGATCTGGGGTTGGACAGCCCCGAGGAGCGGTACCTCTCCCGGCTGACGCTGCGGCTGGATGCCGCCTGCAGGAGCCGGGTGACTGTGGAAGTGAGCTATGACGGCGGCCCCTGGGAGAACGCCGCTGCCCTGACAGTGGAGGGCCCGCGCCGCAATTGTGATCTGCACCTTGTGCCCCGGCGGTGCGCCTCGCTCCGGCTGCGGCTGTGGGGCTATGGGCAGATCACCCTGCGGAGCCTGGCCAAGACCTTCAGCGGGGCAAAGGGAAACTGGATGGAACTGGAGGGATGAACCATGGCAAGCATTGCGGGTCTGGGCAAGATCGGCCTGCCCAGGCTGAGTGAGAATATGGACCCGGAGGATGCCCGGGCCCTGCGGAATTATCTGTACCAGATGCAGGAGCAATTGCAGTATGTGCTCTGCAATCTGGACACGGAGAATTTCTCGGAGGAGCTGCGGGGCAGGCTTTCCGGCAGTTTGGGAAAGGAGGAGACATGAGCGAGAAAAAGAAGCAGGAGTACACCACAGGCGGGCTGAAAAACCGGCAGGATGTGGAAAACGCGCTGGCTTCGGCAGAGTACCGGCCCTCGCAGAAGGTGACGGACGCGGCCAGCGACCTGAAGCAGTGGCAGGCCAACCGCCCCGGCGATTACGAGAGCGCCTATCAGGGCCGCATTGACGGCCTGATGGAGGATCTGATGGACCGGAAGGAATTCAGTTACAGCTATGGTGCCGACCCGCTGTACCGCCAGTACGCCCAGCTGTACACCCAGAATGCCCAGAACGCCAGTGCCGACGCGGCGGCGCAGGCCGCTGCCCTGACCGGCGGCTATGGTTCCAGCTACGCGGCCAGTGCGGCCCGGCAGGCATACCAGCAGCAGATCGGTGCACTGAGCGAGGCTATCCCCACGCTGTACCGGCTGGCGCTGGATACCTACCAGAGCGGCGGCGATGCCTTGGTGGAGCAGATCGACCAGCTGAACGGGCAGGAGCAGAATGCCCAGCAGAAGTATGAGCGGGAGCTGGCGGATTACTACACCCAGCTGGAACAAAAGGGCAATGCCTACAACACGGCTTACACCCAGGATTACGGGCGCTATCAGGATTACCTGGGCCAGCTGGACAGCCTGTACGGTTACTACGCGGCACAGGAACAGCAGGAGGCGGCCCGCCGCCAGCAGGGCTTCAACAATGTGATGACCGTGCTGGGCCTTCTGGGCGATGCAGCCCAGCTGGCCATTACCGGCACCACGGGTCTGGGCAGCATGGCAGGCAGCCTGCTGAACACCGGGTACAACATCTATGCGGGCAACCGCGCCTATGAAGCCGAACGGGCCGACACGGCATGGAAGCAGAAAATGCAGGAGCAGCTGCGGCAGGATGAGCTGGCACAGCAGCAGTACAAAAATGAGCAGGCGCAGCAGGAATATCAGGATAAACTCCGCCAGCAGCAGGTCAGCAATGCCCTTGCGGCAGAGCGGCTGGACCTGAGCAAGAGCCAGTGGGCGGCCAAGCAGGAAAAGGCCAGCCGGACTGCCGAAAAAGCCAGCGCCGATGCAGCGGCAAAGCGCGGCAGCCTGACGGGTGACACCGGCCTGAAGGTGGGCAAAAGCGGCGTTTCCAGCGGCGGCACCGTGCCGTACAGCGCGGCGAGGATGCGCAGTCAGGGCCGCAGTGATACGGCCATCCGCACCCAGCTGCTCAAGGAGGGATACTCCAGCAGCGAGGTCAGGAAGATCATGCAGCAGTTGAACAGCTGA